TCATGGGCGCGTCTCGAGCGTCTCGACCTTGGCGGCCAGTTCCTTCACCGCCTCGATCAGCACCCCGACCAGATTGCCATAGGCGACCGAGAGCAGGCCGTCCGGGTTCTCGGCGATCAGCTCAGGCGTCACCTCGCGCAGTTCTTGGGCGATGACCCCGATACCGGCCGCGCCGGTGTCCAGGCGCTGATAGCGGACGCCGCGCATCCGCCGGATCAGATCCAGGGCACCCGCGATGGTCGCCACATCGGTCTTCAAGCTGGCGTCGGAATAGGCCGTCACATCGCCGGTCGCCGTGATCGACCCGGCCACCGAGATCGCGCCGGTGAAGCTCTCACCCGCTTTGTTGGCCGGAGTGTAGCCGAGCGCGGCGGTGACACCGCCCGAGGTGATCGCGCCCACCTCAACCACGGTCTCGGACCCCGAGACGTTCTTCTTCAGAAACAGCTTTCCGTCATAGGTATTGATGGCGAGCTCGCCGAGCGACAGGGCGGCCGTCGTCGGAACCACGCCCGCGGCCGTGGAGCGTTTGTGGCGTAGGGTGTTGGGCATCAGAAGGTGCCGCCATCCAGTGTGATGTTGTCGATCGTGCCGCCGGTGATCGCGACATTGCTGGCCGCCTGACTGGCGATGGTGCCCAGCCCGGTGATGTCCGTGCTGGGGATGGTGGCCGAGGCCGTGAACGCCGCTGCGCCCGCGCCCTTGATATAGCCGGTCAGGGTCGTGGCCCCGGTGCCGCCCTTGGCGACGCCCAGTGTGCCGCCAATGTTGTTATGGGTGAGATTGGCCTCGTTCACATCGAGGGTTGGGTTGCCCGCGATGCCGTCGCCATTGGTGACGGTCAGCTTGGCAGATCCCGCCGTCAGGGCGCGCCCGGTGACCGTATCGGCCGCGGTGCGCGCGACCAGGCCGCTGGTGGCGAGGTTATGCAGCGCGAGAGCCTGACCGGTCAGGGCGATGCTGTCGGCGCTGACCGCGATCCCCGTGCCAGCGCCCACATCGATGCTGTTGCCGGTCTTGGTCAGACCCGCGCCGGCCACCACCTGGCCTGCGCCATTGAACTGGACGAAGGCGATGGCGGTGGTGCCCAGAGTGCCGCCGCTATCGGCGGTGCAGAGGAAGCCGATGTCAGCGTTGATCGTGCCCTGCTCGACGAACAGATAGGCCGACACATGCTCGTCCCAGGTCGACAGATCGACCGCCCGCGCCCAGGTGCTGGCGGCGACGACATAGACACCGTTCTGGCCCGGCGTGGTCTGGTCCTTGACCAGCACCCGGTCGCCCGCGATCAGCGCCACGCCGTCGATGGTCATCGTGCCCGTCAGCGCTGCGATGTTGCTGGTCGAGGCCGCCCTGACCGAGGCCTTGGGATCGAGCCCCTGAACGGTCAGGTCGACATAGTTCTTGGTCGCCGCGTCCTGGGCGGCCGTCGGTTCGGCAAGGCCGGTCAGACGCTGGGCGTTCATGGCCACCGCGGCGGTGGGCGCGGCCAGCTGATCGAGCCTGTTAGCGCGCACCCGTGCGTCGGTGAAATAGAGGTTTGCGCCCTCGGCCACGTCGGCGGTGGTCAGGGTAATGGTGCCGGTGCGGCCAGCCACGGAGGCCACCGGGAAGCTGATGGCGACGCCGGCCGCCAGCGTCACCCGGCCCTTGGCGTCGATGGTGATCTGGGAGACCTGGGTGGTAGAGCCATAGGTCCCGGCGGTCGCGCCGCTATTGGCGAGGGTCGCCGTGATGGTGGCGTTGGCCGATCCGTCAAAGCTGGCCGAGCCCGACACGTCCCCGGAAAGGGCAAGCGAGCGGGCAGTCACCAACCTGGTGGCGGTGGCCGCATTGCCGGTGATCGAGCCACCAATGGTGCTGGAGAAGGTCTTGATGCCGGCGACCGTCTGATCGCCCGCCAACCCGACAAATGCCCCCGGGCCGCCGATCGCAATGACGGACGTCGCCGTGCCGCCTGCGCCGCCAGTGCCGGTGCCGTAGTAGAGGGTGTTGTCCTGCTCGTTGAAGGCAAGCTCGGCATTGGCCAGCGAAGCGGGCGCTCCGGCTGAGCCACCCGCAGCGCGGCGTTTGATGCGAAGTGTGTTGGCCATTTAGAAATTTCCTCCGTCGACCAGCCCGGTCGCGTTTGAGTTGGTCCATCGGTTCTGGGGGGCGGTGAACATCAGCACGTCGCCGGCCGCTGGGGCCGTGACGGCGACGTCGCCAAGTTGGGTGAGCGTGGTGGCGGGGGTTGCAGGCCCTTGCGGCCCCACCGGCCCTTGGGGGCCTGTGGGGCCTGCGGGCCCGGAGATGCCCTGTCCTTCGATGAGAAGGGTCAGGGCGCCGTCTTCCGTTTCAACGACGAGGGACTGGACCGTCTCCAGGATCTGAAGCGCGGCCGTCATTCGACATCAAACGTGAGGGTCGGCAGGACCTCACGCTCCCCGCTGGTGTTCTCCAGCCCAAGCGTCAGCCAGACCCGGCCAAGCCCGCGGTTGAGAGTGGCGGTCTGCTCGTCGGTCCAGAGAATCTGGATCTGGCCGAGGCTGGCCGGCGTCAGGATCGAGACCGTGGGCGCGGCGATATTGGCGCTCTGGTCGATGATGATCAGCGACAAGCCGGAGAGGTTCCGGACGATCCCCGCCGGCTGATCGGTGAAATAGGTCGCGCGCAGGCGCTTGGTGCCGCCGCGGCGGATCGTCAGCCTGGTCATGCCTGCACCTTTTCGGAAATGAGGGCTGGCGCAGACCAAGGGGCCTGCGCCAGCGGGATCAGCCGATGCGAGCGCGGGCGGTCTTGCGGAAGACCACCCCGCCAATGCCGGTGATGGCCAGGACCACGGTCAGCACGTCGGCCTGGCTGAGGCCGTCGGGCAGCAGGCCAAGCGTGCCGGCCACGCCCCAGGCGCTACCGATCAGGCCGGTCCAGATGGCCTTGGAGGTCCACCAGGGTTTGAGATCGTCCATGTCGTTTCTCCATAAAAATGCCCGCAGGAGCGCGGGCGTTTGGGAACAGTGATGAGGGTCGGGATCAGGCCTCGTTGGTCGAGATCACGCCCGAGGCGGCTAGGTGAACGGGCGCCACGCTGGCTGGCTGGACCTGGTAGATCGGCCGGCGGATGGCGATGCAGCGGGTCCTTGCGATGCGGGTGATGCTGACCGCGTCAGACTGATTGCCGCCCAGCACATGGAAGGCTGTCTCGTCCTGGCCGACATACAGGCCGACATGACCTCCGCCCTTGGCCCGGGAAAACACCAGCACATCGCCCAGCGCCGCTTGCGGTGAGGCAATGCCAAACCGGTTCCAGCTTCGGGCCCACAGGGGCTTGGCCGGCGCGGCCTTGCCGGCGCGCTTGGCGATCAGCGCCATGAAGAGGCCGCACCAGGGCACGGCGTCGGATGAATAGGCCTTCGAGAGCCCGGCCTCTTTGGCCCAGTCCAGAATGACCGGGTTGTCGGCAGCGCCCGGCGTCTCGATCGTGCCGTAGAGCTGGCAGGCGGCGGCCACCATCCTGGGCAGCGGGCGCACCTCGTCGATCCAGCGATAGGCTGGAGGAAGGTGGGGCATCGATGTCTCCGGAGGTTAGCGGCCAGCCAGGCCCTTGAGGGTGGCGTAGATCACCGCCATCGCAGCCATCAGGGTCGACAGCCATTTGACGAACTTGACCACGCCGGTGGCGGTCTTCCAGGCCGAGACGAGGTCCTGAACGTCGGTGCGCAACGCTTGGATATCGGCGCGCACCTCGGCCAGCTCCCGCTTCATCTCGGCATGATCGGTCTCTGGGCGAGGAGCGGCCACGGCCGCCGGCGACAGATCAGCGGACAAGGAGAATGATCCCAGAGCCGGTGCCAGTGAGGTCTGTCAGCCGCGGCCTGAAATACCGGTCCTGCGCGACCTCGACCCCGTCGATGACCACCTGACCTCGCGCGACGATCAGCCCCCAGCCGGCCGCCATGGTGAACTCGCCGTCGATGGTCTGGCAGGCCACCTCCCGGTCGCCGGAATCATTGCGCGACAGGCAGAACCACTCCGCGCCATCGGGTGCAAAGACACTGATGGGTGAGGTCCCGGAGAACCGTTTCAAGAACCCGATGGGTTCGGCCTCGCGCAGCAGTATATCGCCGGTCTCAATCTCAGTGCTTTCCAGCCGGCCCTGCAGCACGAGGACGCCGAGTGAGCGGGCCGCTGAGCCTCGGGGAAAGGTGAGCGTCTCGCCGACATCGAGCGTCACCCGATCGGCATGGCAGACGCTGTAACGGTAGCTGACGTTCTTCATCACAGTTCCTCCGGCCGATCGTGCAGCTCCAGCTCGACCCGGACGCCGTCGATCTCGCCGATCCGTCGACGCGGCGGACGAGGTTCAATCGGGGCATCAGGCACGGGGTCTTGCGCCTGCGGGTCCGCAGGCGTGGGGGTGGTTTCATCGGTCATGGAGCAGGCTTTCAGCTTAGAGAAACGCTCGAGGTCAGGCCGTCAGAGAGACCAAACAGGGTCGGGCCGGCGACGGTCGCAAAGAGCGAGAATGTGGTTTCGTTGTTGGTGGCATCGAAGCTCGGAGCGCCAACCGACCCATCGACGCTGGTGCCATTGATGGTCAGGCCCGTGACGAAACCGGCGGCCTGGTTGCCCGAGAAGATCATCGTGTAGGCCAGCGCCTCATTGGGGGCGAAGCCGTAGGAATAGACCGCCTTGACGGTCGCCCCGTTGAAAAGGGCCGGGACCGGCGCGATGGACCCGAAGTTGACATAGAGCCCGACCGAGGCGTCGTAGCCGCAGTAATAAGTGCTCAGTTTGCCAATCTCGGCATAGCTGCCTCGGGTCACCGTGAGGCTTGCGCCACCCGTGCCCAGCAGCATGCCCATGATCCCGCTCATCAGCTGATCCCGGCGCCAGAGATGAACCAGACATCGGTCCCGACCTTGAGAAGGGTTGCGACGCCCCGGACCGCAATCGTGCGGGTGCCGGTGTTGTTGCTGCCGGCCTGATAGAGGGTGACGCCGGCCGCCGAGAGGGAGATCGGCGATGTGCCAGCATTGACGATGGTGATGGCTGTGCCGATGGTGAAGGCCGCCACCGTATTGGTCGGCAGGGTGATGGTCTGGGCACCTGCGTTGGCGCTGAAGATGTGTTTTCCGACGTCAGCGATGCTGAGCGTGTAGGCGCCGTTCTGGGCGTTCTGGGGCACCTCGCGGTAGCCGATGGCATAGCTCGTACCGGCGCTGTCCCTGACCGTGGACGCCGACGCCATAGCGGTCAGGGTTTTGTTGGTCAGGGTCTGGGTATCGGTGGTGCCGACAGCCGCACCCGCGGGGACCGCCTTGGCCGCCCATTGATCGAGGGCGGCGTTATAGGCCTGGACCTGGGAGCCGATCACGAGGCCAAGGTTGGTGCGGGCATCAGGCGCTGTTGCAGCGCCGGTGCCACCATTGGCGATGGCCGCCTGACCGGTCAGTTTGGCAGCGGCAAGAGAGGTGATCCAGGCCGGGTCGGCGTAGCTTCCCGAGGTCAGCACCGAGTTGCCGCCCTGGCTGGGCGCGCTCAGGGCCACGGTCCAGGCGGCGATCGTTCCGCTACCGCTGGTCAGGCCGACATTGACCACCAGAGCGCCGGTGCCGCTCGTATAGGCCGTGATCTGGCCGTGCATCCAGTTGGCGGGGCTGGCTGTGCTGGTGATCGTCACCCACTGGCCGATGACAAAGCTCTTGCCGGTCTGGACGGTGAGCGACCTGGAGCCGGTCCCGATCGCAAGGCTGGTCGTACTGGTCGCGCTGGTGCCCGGCGAATTGACGGCGGTGGCGGCGCTGGACGAGGCGCTGACTACATAGCCGTTGACCTCGGTGGCCAGCGCATTGGCCTCGGTCGCGAAGGTCGGCAGCGCGCCCAGAAAGGCGTCGGCGCGCGCGTTGAAGTTCGCCGCATCCGTCCGGGACGGCGGCGTTGGCAGGGATGTAATGGGCATGGGGTCTCCTGAAAACTCAGGTTAGGCCCTCGATGGTCAGGCTGCAGTAGCTGACCGTCGGATAGGCGATGTCGATCGAGAACTCTTTGTAGAAGCCGTAGACGGTGAGGCTCTCGAAGCTCTCCGAGCCGATCCACAGGACGGGCGTGGCGCGCAGGGCGGCAAGGCTCCGGTGGATGTCGTCGATGGCGTCGGTGGCCAGGACCACTTTGGCGGTCATGCGTTTGGCAAAGGCCCGCTCGACCACGGAGGTTACCCCGAACTGGTCGGTCTCTTTGCGGCTGTAGTCGATAATGCCGATGTCGGCGCCGTGTTCGGTATCGCCGAGTGACAGCTGGCGACCGACGAGCAGCGTGCCGCACGACACGCTGTCAGCCGGGTTATCCCGGGTCAGGGTCACGCTGAGCTGCCCGGCCGCATAGACCGGCACATCCAGAAACAGCATCGAGGTCTTCTGGCCCAGCGGCTCGAAGAACCAGGAGAACCAGTTGTCGATGGCCACGCCGCCGACATTGAAGGTCTGGCTGCGCGAATAGACCTGCACGCCGCTGACCGTCAGCGTCACGGTGGCGCTTTCCGCCTCCGTGTCGATCAGAGCCAGGGCGTCGATCGTGCCGGGCGTCAGACCCACCTGCAGCGAGCCTGTGCGGCTGGTGGCGGTGCCGACCCGGGCGTCGAACATGGCCCAGCGGTTGGTCGGCCCCAGATCCAGCCACTTGGTCGGATCGGTGGATGGGCTGACATTTGTCGAGGCCGCCAGCGCCTCATAGCGCCGGTGGGTCGCGGTAAGGATCACCCGGGCGCCGACCGCATAGGCGGTGGCCGACGACCAGGCGGGATAGTCGGTCTCGGGCGCGGTGCTGCTGGTCAGCATGGCGTCGGTCAGTGTTGTCGGACGGATCAGCCTCATGCGGCCGTCCTCACGGCGATGGCGTCGCCGTCCGGCGTGACCCGCTCGAGGATGCGAGCGGTCTTGCCGGTGCCCGAAGCGATCGCTGCAGAAGCTGTCATCTGCTCGGCGCGCAGGTCGCTCAGTTCCTGGCGCAGTCCCTGAAGCTCATCGATGATGGCGAGCCCGCTGTCATTGGCGGCGGTCGTGACACCCGGCGTCTGGCCGGCCGCGAACTGATCCCACCAGCCGGGCTGCGAGACGGCGTCGGTCGTCGTTCGCCCAGTCCCGGCCATGGCGGCGATGATTGCGAGCGTCTCTTCGAGGCTGCCGGCAGTCTGTCCTTGAATACGCGCCAGACCCTCGGCGCTGGTCGCCATATTGCCGGCGGCCGTGAGCAGAGCCTGCGACAGGCGCGGCAGGGACTGGGCGGCCTCCTGGTCGCCGGCCCGGGCCGCGGCAGTCGCCGCATTGAACTGTGCCAGGGCATCGCTGTAGCTGACCGAGCCGCCGCCCATGACGCCGCGAATGCGTTTGACCTCGGAGATCAGGCTGTCGGTGATCTGGGTCCAGGCGGTGCGCAGTTTCTCGGCTGCGGCAGCGGCCTCGCTTGCGGCCTTGGCCTCGTCCTCGAGCGCCCAGATTTGGGTCTGCAGGGCGCGGTTGGACGCATCCAGCGCGGCCAGTTCCAGTGACCGAAGCGCTGCGGTATCGCCGCGCAATTCCATCAGCCGGCGTTCAAGGCCAAGCCGCTCATCGGCAATGGCCGCGGCGCTGGCGGCGTCCTGGGCCGCCCCGATCAGGTCGGCGAATGCAGGCGCCAGTTGCAGGAGCGCCGCATAGGCTGCGCGCCCGGCCGCAGTGGTCAGGTCCTGGGCTTCGACGAGGGCGCGGAAGCCCTCGATGCTGCCGGGCATGGATAGGCCCAGCGCCTCAAGCGCCGCGCTCATCTGGGCGGTGCGGGCCGAGGCCTGTTCGGCGCTGGTATAGTAGAGGGAGAAATAGTCGTTGGTGGTCGAGACCATGTCCTGGGCGGTGCCGAACAGATCGACCAGATCCATCGACGCAGCGACACCGAGCGCGCTTGCCTGATGGCCCAGCAGCTGCAGTGCCTGGCTGACCGCCTCGACGCTGGAGGCGACCCGCACCAGGGTCTCGAAATAACCCTCTCCGACCTTCTGGAACTGCTCGAGCCCGCCAATGGCATACTGGGCCATGCGGTCGGCGGCAGCCCCAAACACCGCAGCCAGCTTATCCTGGATCTGCTCGGCGGTCAGGCCTTTGAGGTCAATCTTGCCGATATCGATGACGAAGGACTTCAGTCGGTTCTGCACCTCGTCGAGTGACAGACCGAGCGGCCCAGCGGCCGCAGAGATGGCGTCATAGAAGCCCGAGAAGATCAGCGAGAACTGGCGCTCAAGCTCGGGGCTGGCGTTGGAGAACTGGGTGCTGGTCGAGCTGCCGACACTGATCCCGAGGAACTTCTTGGTCTTCTTGATGTCGCTGAAATAGCTGGCGTCGAACCCGCCGCCCAGCACGTCGCCCAGCGACTGGGCGCGGCCGAAGATGCCTTGGCCGGTGATCGAGGTCTTGGTGCCGAACAGTGAGCCGATCAGCTTGCCAAGCAGGCCGGTGATCCCGCCCAGGAGGCCGCCGATCACGGGGATCTTGGCCAGTACATTGCCCACGCCCTGCATGGCCTTGGAGATCGAGCCCGCGACCCCATCGGACTTGAAGCCGGTGACGACACTGGCGGCGGAGCTTTCCGCGCCATTGGTGCGCACGATCAGATTGGTCAGCCCGCCGAGATTGGCCTCGATGTTGCGCAGCGAGGCCAGCATGGCCGACGAATAGCGCATGGTCAGGGTGTCGATCTCGCGCAGGCGCTCCAGCGCATTGGAGATGCTCTTGGACTGGGCATCGGCATCGCCAAAGACGGTGCCGGTCCCGGTATTGGTGGGAGCCGAGGCCTTGCCGCCGCCGCCAAAGGCCCCGCCGATGGCGACGCCGAGCGAGGCGACCACGGCAGCGGTTGCCGCTCCCGCAGCGATATTGAGCGGGAACGGCATGGAGCGAATGGCGTTGATCACCGCCTCGACCGCCTTGATGCCCGTGGTGATCAGGCTGTTGCCCTGTTCGATCCCGGCGCGGGCGGTGTCGGAGGCGGCCTGGGCGGTATCGCTGCCGACCTTGGCGGCGGTGACTCCGCCAATCAGGCCAATGCGGACCGCGGCATTCTTGATGGCGATGGCCAGCTCGAAAGCGCGGAAGGCCTTCTCGGCCGCTTCGAGCGCCTTGTAGCCCTTGGAGCCTTCCTTGAAGAAGCCCTTCGCCGCCCCGGCGAGGTTGCCGTAGTGGCTGATCTCCGAGGCCGTCATGGCGTTTCGGGCAGCAGCATATTGGAACGAGGTCTTGCCGTATTCGCGCTCGGCGTCGGCGATGCGCTGGGCCGCCGCGGTCTGCTGCGCGGCATAGCGGGCGAACTCTGCCGCCACTCCGCCGATCGCCGCGCCGACGGTTCCAAAGGCGTCGGACATGCCTTGCGCCGCCTGCTGGGTGAGGCCCGCCATCTCCTGCAGGCTTTCGAGATATTGCTGCTGCTGGGCCAGACCAAAGTCGTGCTCGATCAGGGCCGCGCGGGCGGCGTGATAGCGGTTCCAGGCCTCCACCCCGCGCTCCAGCACGATCTGCTCACGCTCGGCTTCAAGGGTCGCCAGCGCCTGGGCCTTAGCCGACTGGCCGAGCATTGAGATCTGCAGCTCCAGGGGCGTCACGGTATTTCGCACAAACTCGGCGGCGCTTTGGGCGCGGGTGGCGTCCTCCCAGGCCTGTCCTGCCGCAATGATCGCAATCCGGCTCTCATCGGTCGGCGCGCGCAGGGCCGCCATGGCGACCTCCAGACGTTTGATCTCGATCGCGGTGCGACCGATCTTGCCGGTCTCCATGACGAGGGCCGCCGCATAGTCACGGGCTGCCTGCAGGGCGCGCTCGGTCTCGTCGGATGCGCTGTCACGCCCGCGGCTGCCGGCACGATCTGGCCGGTCGCCGCGGATCTCGGCGGCGCGGGCGGCGATGCGCGTGCGGGCGGCATCGAGGGTGTTCTGGCGCCAGCGTTCGGAAAACGCGTCCAGCATACCCTCGGCATCGGCAAAGGCCGTGGTGAACTCGCCCCGGACCGCATCGGCCATCCGGCCTGTGCTGCCGGCAAACCGGTTCTCAAGGCGCGGCAGCACGACCTGGTCCATCTGGGCCAGCAGCGGCAGGCCCGCGACCTCAAGGACGGCATTGGTTCCTGCGACCAGGGCGTTGATTGAGGCGATAGCGCGGTTGGCCATGGTCTCGACCGCCGCAATCAGCAGATTGGCCGCCCCGATCGCCGCTTCGCCGATCACGCCGGGAAGCGCATTCCAGACCACGCGGATGGCATTAAAGCCGCCGACGAAGGCCGCGTAGATGACCGCCAGTGCGATCTTGCCGACCTCCATTACCTTGCCGAAGGCAGCGACCGCCCAGTCCTTTATCGAGGTGAACACCGGGCCAAGGTTCAGGCCATCGCTGATAGTCTTCCACAGGCCCTTGAACACATCGCCCACGGTGATGCCGACGGGACCCAGTTCCTTCATCTCCTTGGCGGTCAGGCCAAGGCTGGCGGCGTAGCGGTCAAGCTCGCCTGTTTGTTTGACGCTCGACTGGAACATCTTGAAGGCGCCGAAAGCCAGGGCTGCGGCAGCGGCAGCAGCCAGCAGATAGGGGTTGGTCAGGACCACCATGGCTGCACTGGCAGCAAGGCCCACCAGAGCCCGCGCCATGCCGCCGATGCCAAGGCCGGCCTGCATGGCGATCTGCCCGATCTGCGAGCCCTGCTGCATGAAGACGGTCATCGGCTTCTGGCCCGAGAACAGCCCGACCACCATGTCGTTGAGCTGGTAGACGAGGTTCTGGACCTGATGGCCGGCGAGCCGGGCCGAGCCGCCCATGCGGGTAAGGCCGCCCGTGCCGACGCCATTTAGGGCTCGGTCGGCTCGGCCAGCCGAGGCCTCGATATCGCCCATGGCCCCGCCAACAGCGCGGCGCATGTCGCCCATCTCCTTCTGGAGCCGGGCGATATTGGTGATCATTTCGATTTCAAGGGTGCCCGCTTTCATGGTCTGGGCTCCCTTCAGTTCGATGTGGACATGGCGATCGCCCGGAAGGTCTGGGTGACCTTTCGGGACAGGGCTTCACGATAAAAGTCCGTAGGCGGACTGTTCCAGGGCGCGGGACAATCCGCCTCCCGGGCTCTGTGGCTCTCAGCGACAAACTCCAGCGACAGACGCCGCAGCAGGCGCGTGACCCACGGGTCGAGCGCGATGCCCAGGCACTGCTGCCAGTGGTCGATCTCGCGCCAGGAGACCGGAACAGGCCCCATGGCACCGGCCTCTGTAGGGCCGACCTCCATCAGATAGTCGACCACCCATGGGCAGGAGATGGGCGGCATGTCTGGCTCCAGCCCGTCGGCGGCAAGCCGCTGGAGACGGGTCTGGGGCGCAGGGTCCGGTTCGGATTTGAGGTGCTTGTGCGCCTTGGTGGTCGGCGCTGCGCCCAGCCAGGCAAGCTGGCGGACGTAGAGGATCAGCTCGCGGCCGAGCTCTTCGTAAAATTTGCCCAGTCGCCGATATGGGCCCCGACCTGGGCGGCGATGAAGCCGATCGTCGGGTCCTCATAGGCCTTACGGAAATAGGCCGCGCCCTCCAGCCCCTTGGCGGGCGGATAGGCAAAGCCGTTGAAGCTGACCGTGCAGACGGCAAGGAACTCGGCCTGTTCCAGAGCCTTTTCCTCGGCCGACTGGTCCATCCGGCCGCGCTTCTTCAGCTTGTCCATGATCAGGTTCTGCTGACGGGCCTGGGCGCGCTGATAGACCTTGGTGCCGGGGCCATAGACCGTGATCGAGAGGCGAGCGCCCTTGTCGTCATAGAGGGGCTCGTCGTCGCCGCCGACCAGTTCGACCGTGGAGGTCTCATTGGCGGAGAGTTTGGTGATGTCGAACATCTGGTGTCCTTCGAATGGGAGGAATGCGGGGAATGAAGCAGCCAATCACCGCAAATCCTGCGGTGATCAGCGCGCATCAGGGGGCGAGGACCTCGACCACGCCGACACCGGCGGAGTTGGTGGTCAGTTCCAGGGTGACGCTGGCGGTCGTGATCTGATCGACCGAGCCGATGTTGACCTTGAAGCTCATCACCTGGGCCTGGAAATAATACTTGTCGCCGTTCTGGGTGGTGACGAGGAAGCTGTAGTCAGCGTCCGCCAGCGATGCGGCCTTGAGCAGGACCTGGCCGGCATCGTCGGTATCGAGGCCCAGACCGATGGTCATGGTGCCCTGGTTGAAGCTGCCCTTCTTCTTGACCACGCCGCGACTGCCGACGGGATTGAAGGTCACCAGGGCATATTCCCGGCCAAACTCGCCCAGATCAGTGACCTCGCCAATGAGCGTCATCGTCAGGGCGTTGTAGCCGGTGGAGTCAAAGGTAGCGGGCGTGGCAGCCGACACTTTCAGCGTCGTGCCCGCGGAGGTGCGAACCGTCATGGGATTATCCTTCTAGGGTCGGGGGTTGTTCAGACGGTCTCGAGGAACGAGACGCGCAGGTCCTGGGTCTGGATGAAGATGCCGGTCTCAGGATCGGTGAAATCAGGGCCGGCGGCGTCGGTGTGGACGACCACGTTTTCGATGCCTGTTACCGTGGGCATCTGGTCGGCTGTGGCGGCACGAGCTGCCCTCATCAGCGCCTTGGCGGCCGGATAGGTGGCGGCCAGAACGCTGACCTGGACCCGTTCGGTCACCTGCCGGCGGCTGCCGGGTTTGAGGATGTTGCGGTCGATGCCGCTGATGCTCATCAGGGCGATGGCGGGAAGGTTCGAGCCTTGCGGCAGGACGCCGGCGACAATTCGGCTCTCAGGCACAAGAGAAGTCATCGCGGCGTTCCCGGTCAGAAGGGAGCGGACCGCCACGACCCCGTTCATTCCTCGGTGTCCACGCTGAGCGTTGGCGCGCGCAGGTCGCCGATCTGGAAGCGCTGGGCGATATAGGAGCCCATGGCCGCGACCGCTTCTTGTGCCTTCTGATCGAGCGCCGGGCGCAGGAAGGGTTTGGGGGCATGGCCCGGGTGATGGACCATGGGCCCGACGAAATTGCCGCCGATCACCAGGCTGCCGCGCGCCACCATCTTGTTGATCGTGCCCATGCTCAAACGCCGCGGACCGCGCCGAGTATTGCTGATCGGACGGGCCTCCTCGGCCACTTTGATCAGGTGGGGCGAGACACCGTATTCGATGAAGGGGCCGATGTAGGAGCCCGGACCGCGCAGTTTGACGTAGGAACTCAGGCGCGCGCCCTCGGTCCGCGTGCCAATGCCGATGGCCCGGCGAAGCTGGCCGGTTTCGACCGGCACATTGGCCCGGGCCTGCTGCTGAATGACCTTGGCCCCGGCGCGAAGACCGCCGCGGATGATGTTGCGCTCAAGGTTCTTGGGCAGCTGGTCCAGCAGGGCCAACAGCTCAGGACCGCCTGACAGTCTGATGGTCATGGCGCGTCTCCTTCGGTGGAGTGGTCTTCCACGATCAGTTCCATCGCCTCGCGCCGGCCGAGCATCGCCGGCCCCGAGATGATCTGCATGATCCGTCCACCGATGATCAGCCGCATGTCGGCGGACAGCCCCGGTAGGTAGCGGACCCGGACCCGGGCCGGCCGATTGGCGATCGTGATGGTCTCGGCCAGCCGTTCGGCACGGCTTGGCAGCACATCGCGCACCTCGCCCCAGACATTGGCGAACAGAGACCAGGAGGCTTCTTGAGTGCCGTAGGCCGGGTCGAGGGTGACGGTCTTGCGCTCGATCCGCACGCGGGTGTCGAGCTTTGAGGCTAGATCCATCGGGCGGCCAGCTGGCTTGCCAGGGTGTCGAATGCCAGACATGCGCCGCCCTCCCGGTTCTGGAACTCGGAGGCGGCTTTCACGAGGATGGCGGCCCGGGCGATCAGGAAGTCCGGGTCGGTCTCGGCAAAGCCTGCCGTAAGCGTGATGGTGATCAGCCCGTCGTCGGCAAGCATCGGCCAGACCTTGCCCGTCGTCGGGCGGATACGGGTCAAACCGTGCCGGCGGCGCACGACATAGTCGCTGGCCGCCATGATCACGACCGCACCCGACAGACCCACATATCGGATCTGGGTGACCGCACATGGCCTGACCGGGACCACGACTTCTTCCTCCCAGGCCTCAAGCTCGAGGCTCAAGGTCTGGGGGCAGAGGCGAAGGCCGGTCATCAGCTCCAGTTCGGCCTGGGCCGCATCGAGCTTGGCGGCCAGCAGCAGGTCCTCGTCGTCACCGTCGAGGCGCAGCTGTTGTCGGGCTTCCTCCAGGCTCACCGCGCGGCAGGCCGGAGCGGTGAGCGTGGTGATCATTTGGCGCGAGCCCTGGGGGTCGGCGCGGGGTCGGGATCACCTTCAACAGACCCACCCTCCACGGGCACGGCCAGGCCGCGTTCGTGCAGGATGGCGCCGTCGCCGTCGTTGATCTCGAAGGTCTGGCCGGGCTGGATATTGTCCGGCCCGACCGCGGTCACATGAAGCGTATCAATCGCCTTCATCAGCATGGTGCTCTCCTTGCAGGATTACGGAGCGGTCGCCGCGGTGGCGGCAGCAGCGAAGGCGCCCTTCACGAAGGCCTCGGGGCGATAGACCGCGAGCGCCAGACGCTCTTCGGCCAGGATCGTCACGAGGTTCTTGCGGAAGTTCTGGTCGTCCTCGGTGGAGACCTCGACGCGGGCATCCCAGCGATCAAAGATCTGGGCCCCGAGCCGGAATGCGCCGGTCAGGAAGTTGCCCTGGGAGATGGCCTGGGTGGCGACGATCGGCAGGCTCCACAGAGTGGGCGCGAGCGCGCCCTGCGGATTGCCGATCAGATAGGCCCCAGTCGTTTCCTTCAGGAGCTCGATGCTGGCCCAGTCGGCCGGGTGCAGGACCGCGCCCGTGGTCGGAAGCTCGGCCAGAGCCGATTTGAGGACGGCCAGGCGCAGGACATCGATGCGGGTCACCGGCGCGGGGATGGTGATGGGCGCGGTGAAGGCCGTGGCCTGGGTGTAGATGCCGTTGAGGTCCGTGCCCGTGCCGCCGCCATTGAGCAGCTGGTTTTCCTCGACCAGGGCCAGGCCGTAGCGCAGACGCCCGTCGATATAGGACTGCAGCATCGGCGCATCATCGAGGATCTGGCGGGTGGCCAGGACCCAGTGGGCGATGGTGGTGACGCTGGAGGTGGCGATGTCGAACTTGATGTCCGACTGAGGCTTAAGCGCGCCGGTAGTTTCCGAAACGGTCGCGGCGGCATTGGTGAACCCGGTCTCCTTCACATACTGGACCGAGGTGCTGGAGGTCCGCCCCGGGGTGAGCAGGTCACGCACCGTCAGGCGGCGCTGGCCTGGCGCCAGAATGCCCGGCAGCCGGTCCGGCACGATCAGATCGCCGGCAGAGCCCATCGCGTCCGTGGTCAGGGAGGTGATGATCGCCTTGACCTCGACACTGGCCCGGCCGCGCGAAGCCCGCGAGGCCAGGAAGGCCTTCATCTCGTCGGCGGCCAGAACCTGCTCGCCGATCGAGCGGGGCCGGGTCTCATCATCGGCGCCCTTGCGGGCGATCTTCTGCTCCAGCTCGTCGAGCCGGGCCTTGGCCTCGTTCATGCCGACAAGGGCTTCATCGGCCAGCTGCTTGGTGGCGGCCGACAGGTCCTCGCCCTTTTGGGCCTTGCCCAGCGCTTCTTCAGCAAGGGCTTTGACCTGGTCGTGCTTGGCGTCGAACGCAGCCTTCACTTCGCCGGCAAGCTGCTCGGCGGTCTTGGTATCAGTCATGGATGTCTCCGGATGTTGGGGGTCAGGCGCGGACGGATCTGGCGAGCGCCGAGAGGAAGTCGTTGGAGGGACTGCCGGGCTCACCCCGGAGCAGGGAGCTCAGGCCCTTGCCGGCGATCGCGGCGGCCTGAGACTTCGAGAACCCTGCCTCGCGCAGGAAGTCCTCAAACTGGGAGAGGCTCGGCAGCTGGCCGGCCTCGATGATGGATTTGACCGAGGTGATCAGGGCCTTCTCATTCATTGGAATGGTGACCAGGCTGACCTCATGCAGGGCGACCTCGATCAGGTGGCGGGCCTTGCCCACCAGTCGCTCGCGAATGGCGCGGTAGCCGATCGAAAGGCCGCCGATTGCGCCGTCCTTGACCAGGCCGTGGGCCTCGCGGCCGGTGCGGGTCGACATGGAGAACCGGCCCTTCACGAGCAGGCCATCACTGGTCTCCTCGAACCCGGTCCAGACCCCGGCGGGGCGTTTCTGGTCGTGGTACATCAGCATCGGCACCGACTTGCGGCCGGCAATCGATGCGGCGATGGCGCCTGGCAGGATCACGTCGCCGCCGAAGTCGAGATTGCCGTAGCCGGCGGCCAGGCCTTCGATCTCGCCGTCATCGGCCAGGGCCTTTGCGTCCAGGACGAAGTCCAGCTCGCTCATTGGGGACCTCCTGGGGTGGTTTGGATATGTTGCTGACCGGCCTGGGTGATCGGCACGTTCTGCATCTGCATGCGGGGCTCATCGCCGCCTTCGACGGGGGGCAGGTTCTCGAGGCTGCGCACTTCGTTGATGGTCATGACGCCGTTGGTCAGCATCAGCTGGTAGAAGCTGGCCCGGGCGGCGCTGTCGGCGCGCAGCAGGCCTTCGAGATTGAACTCGATGGTGATGCCGGCCAGCCGGTCGGCGACCGAAAGGAGCTGCTTTTCCAGCGCCTGTTCGATGCGTTTGAGACGCCGGCGCAGGGTGAATTTCTGGAACCCCAGGGTCTGCTGTTCGAGCCCGGTGCCCCAGCTGGTGGTCTTTTCGGTATGGCCGACCATGAAGGGCGGGACGCCGAAGAACCGGCAGACTTCCTCCACCGAGAAGGCCCGGCTTTGCAGCATCTGGGCGTCTTCGGGGCTGATCGAGAGCTGGACCCAGTCCATGCCCCGGTCGAGCAGCATCGGCCGCCCGGCGTTGATCGCGCCGGCGAACTTCTCCTGCAGCAGCTCCTCGGCCTGTTTCCTCTGGTCGATGGTCAGGGTGTCGGCGGTCTTCAACAGCCCCGACGGGCGCACCCCGTTCCGGAATGTGTCGCCCGAGGCGCGCTCGATAGCCTGTGCCAGACCAAAACTCTGGCGGCCGGCGCTCAAAGTGGAGAGCCCGCCCAGCGGATTGCCGCCAAAGCCGCGGATGTGCAGCACCCGGTCCTGGCCTGCGATGATGCGCCGGCCCTGATCGACCCACTCATATTCCAGAGCGCCGGTATCGAGGCGGCGGACCGTGACCAGTTCGGGCGTTATTGGCACGCCGAGCGCGATGATCCGGCCATTACGGGCCCGCACCACCTCGGCATAAGCATTGCCGTGCAGCTCCAGCGAGGCGCAGACGAACTCCCAGAAATCCAGCGCCGTCTGGTCGGCATTGGGGCTGTCGTGGAGGATACGGTAGAGCGGATGATCGCTCGCCACCGTGCGAGCGCCGTTCCGGGTGCGGTAGACCATCAGCGGCAGGGAGGCGATCGTGCCGGCGAGCAGATTGACGCAAGCCCAGGCCGCCGCCAGCCCCAGCACCGAGGCGGTGTTGACCGTCTCGCCGCTGGAAGTGGGGACACTGCCCAGCGCCCGGTAAAGACGCGGGTCGGTAAGGCCGATGGAGCGCGCCAGATAGCTGACGGCCTTTTGAAGAAGGTTCACGCGGCCAGGCTCTTGAGCCAGTCGTCGATCGTCGCGCCCGTGTCGCTGGCCATGGCTGCTCCAATCGCCATGCAAAGCGCCACGGCTGCGTCGATCTTGTTGGTGGCCCTCTGTTTGGAGAGCCAATAATTGTCCCAGCGGTCGGTCTCGATGACCGCCGACATGATCGCCGAGATCAGCACCGGGCTCTTCTGCAGCCGGATACGACCCTCGAGCATCATCTCTTCGAGCTGGCGCACCGAGCCTGGCATCCACAGGCCTTGCGGTTCGCGGTCGGCGCTCTTGGCGGCCAGTTTCATGGCCTCGGTCGGCTTGCCGCGCTTGGTGCCGCCCTGGGGGTGTTCGACGAACTCCAGATTGAGCCCGACCTCGGCGATGTCTTCCTCGAACCGGCGAAAGGCATAGCGGTCGTAGGCGACCATCTGGACGTCGTAGTCGCGGTCGTATTCGGCCAGCGCCTGGGCGACGTGCCGGAAATTGATGTTCTCGCCCTGCGGCGCGTGCAGGAAACCGTCCCGCACCCAGACCGGATAGGGCTGCTTGTCGCGCAGGGCCCGGGCAGCCAGTGTGTCGCCGGGCGTCCAGGCTTCGATCCAGGCGTCAAAACAGGGTTTGCCGTCCCGCTCGCCGGTCCTTTGAACGGCGGCGAGCGCGGTGATGTCGCGGTTCTGGCTAAGGTCGAGCCCCAGCCAGACTTTTGCGCCCGGGGTGGGCGTGATCTCGCAGAGCAGCGGCTCCAGCGTCGCCCGGGTCATCCAGGCGGTCTCGGCGTCGGTCCAGACGCAGAAATGAAGCCGCAGGATGCCGTTGAGCTGGCCCGGAATGGACCTGGCTTGTGCGACCACCTCGGAGAGGTATTCGGCCGTAATGGTCACGCCCAGCAGCGGGTTGGCCTTAATCCAGCAGCCTGGGTCGTTCAGCGGATCATCGCCGTCGTCGAGCGCGCAGACGTAAGAAAAGGTCGTGTCGTCGAGGACCTCGCCCAGATAGGTGGGGTCGGTGAGCGCATCGATATTGCCGGCGGCTACCTTGACCGCGTGTTCGTGTTCCTCCCAGGCGACCGAGTTCCGGTCCGAGCCGGAGTTGGTGATCATGAACAGCAGCGGCTCGCGCCGAAACTTGAACCCGCGCTCCAGCATCTCGATGATCGAGCGGTCGGGCAGCTCGTGGATCTCGTCCGCCAGCACGAAATATGGCCGAGGGCCCGAGCCGGTCTTGCCGGTATCGCGCGACACCGGCCGGAAGAACGAGCCCGACCCATGGTGGGCGATGTTGAACTCGCGCCCGGGACCGCCCGAGAACTCCAGCCGTTTGGCCAAGGCTGGCGACTGGCGGACCATCTTCACCGCGTCGGAGAAGAGGATGCCGGCCTGCTCGCGCTTGGCCGCCGCCGCATAGATCTGCGCGCCGGCTTCACCGGCTGCGGTCATGCCAAACAGACCAATGCCGCCGGCGACAGGAGATTTGCCGTTGCCTTTGCCCTGCTCGATATAGGCCCGGCGAAACCGGCGTCGTCCGTCGGAGCGTTTCCAGCCGAACAGCGAGCCGATGATGAAGGCCTGGCTGGGTTCCAGATGGAACGGCTGGCCCTCGAACTGGCCCTCGGAGAGCTTGAGCACCTCCTCGAAGAAGCCGAAGGCATGGGCCGCAGCGTCAGGGTCAAAACAGATGCCGTCGGAGCGTTGCAGGTCGTCCAGGTGCCGGCGGCAGGCGTTGCGAACATGGGGTCCGGCGATGATCTCGCCGGCGACCACGGCCCTGGCATAGGCGCTGGTGCGGTCAGCGGAAGAAGCGGTCGGCGGGGTCGGCGTTTTGGTCCGACGCCTGGGTTTCGATACGGGTTCTGGCACTGGGCGTCATCCCGAACTCGGCGGCGTATCGCATCATGTCGGAGGCGGCCTTGTTGGCGGTGCCCACGAGCGGGTTCTGGATGGCGTTGCCGTTGGAGGTCTTGATCATCAGGCCTCCGGTCAGCTGGTCCTTCTCGGCCATCTTGGCGATCGCGCGTTCAGCCTGGACCCAGCGGCCATAGGCCTGTGCGTAGGCGGCCAGCGCAGCGCGATCGACCTCGGAGAGGAGACCGATCTTGTGCAGCCAGCTGGCCACCCGGTGCCATTCCTCCAGTGCATCGGCGGTCAGGTGCGGCGGCGGATCTGGCAGAGCCGGAATGGTCTTTGCCTCTTTGCGATTAAGCGGCCGCTTGCCGCGGTTGCCCTCGATCAGTTTCAGATGGGTCGGCTTGGGTTTGGTCCCGGGTTTCATCGGTCATGTCCTGGCCTCGTCCAGCGGCAATCTCGGCAAACCCGCGCCCATCGCCCTCGAGCGTGGCGGCCTTGCCGGTGAAGTCCTGCCAGCGCTGGACGATGACGTCGGCGTATTTGGGATCGAGCTCCATCAACCGGCAGCGCCGGCCCTGCTGCTCACAGGCGATCAGGGTCGAGCCCGAACCGCCGAAGAGATCAACCACCAGGGCACCGCGCGCTGAGGAGTTCAGCAAGGCGCGCTCGATCAGGAGCGTCGGTTTGGTGGTTGGGTGAAGATCGGAGACCCTTGGCCGGGCGATGTTCCAGATGTCCGACTGCTTGCGATCCGGCACCTGCATGATGCGCGGGCCGTCCTCGTTCCAGCCGTACCAGAGCGGCTCGTATTGGGTGTGGTAGTCCTTGCGGGAGAGGACGAGCGCGTCCTTCACCCAGATGATGGTCGAGGACCAGTGGAACTTGGCCTCGCGCAGGCCCTTGTCGATCGAGGGCCATTCCTGAGCGCTCATCACCACATAGGCCAGCGCTCCGGGCTTGGTGACGGCGTAGAACGAGGCGCAGAAGCCGGCCACGAACTGGGCCCAATCGGCCTCATCCATATGGTCGTTGAGAATCTTGCGGGGCTTGTAGCCCTGTGCGTTGCCGGCTTTGACGGCGCCGTAGTTCACATTCCAGGGCGGGTCGGTGAACAGAAGGTCCCCGCGCTCGCCCTGCATCAGTTTGTCGACGTCGGTCTGGACGGTACTGTCGCCACAGCACAGGCGATGGTCGCCCATCACCCAGACGTCGCCCGATACCGAGACCGGAACCAATGGCACATCGGGCACGGTGTCCGGGTCGGTCAGACCCTCGCTGCTTTGCGCCAGAAGTCCGGCCAGCTCCTCATCGGAGAAGCCGGTCAGGCCGAGGTCGAAGTCGAAGGCCTGCAGATCGGCCAGCTCGACGCGGAGCAAGTCAGCGTCCCAACCGGCGTTGAGCGCCAGCTTGTTGTCGGCCAGCACATAGGCGCGCTTTTGCGCCTCGCTCCAACCGGTCGCGACCATCACCGGGATGTCGGCAAGGCCCAGCTTGCGGGCCGCAAGCACCCGGCCGTGGCCGGCGATCAGGCCGCCGTCCTCGTCGATCAGAACCGGCACCGTCCAGCCCCATTCGCGGATCGAAGCGGCGATCTGGGCCACCTGTTCGTCGCTGTGGGTGCGGGCGTTGCGGGCATAGGGGACGAGGGCCGAGACGCTTCTGCGCTCGACCTGATCGGCTGGCCATTGTGTCATTTGACCCCCGGTCGCTAACTCGCGGTCGTGAAAAGTTTGGACCATGCGCGGTTTCCACCCCGCAGGGCCCCGAGTTTCGACGCGCCCCCCGGGGGCTCAGCCGATGGGCCAGCCGTCCGGACCGGTTGCGACCGTCCTGCGATGGCCGAACTGTTCGGCCGTGCGGGCCTGATGGCAGTCGGCACAGAGACAGCGGATGTTGCTGTCCTCGTCGCTGCCGCCTTGGGTGAGCGGCACGATGTGGTCGGGCACGCTGGCTTCGCGGACGAGGCCCCTGGCAGCGCAATCCTGGCAGAGCGGTTGAGCCCGCAGACGTCGCAGCCGTTGCTGCACCGCCTGTCGTCCTCGCTTGCGTTCGACCATAAGCAGGGCCCGAAACGAACAACGCCCGAAAGCCATTGGCTCCGGGCGCAGTTCTCAAGTCTCTATTTCGGAAGGTTTAGAGTGTTCGTCTAGTGTCGTCAATGCTGAAAACGCAGAAAGCATAATAATATCAGTTTGTTACGGGCCTTGCCTAGCGAGTTAAACTGATCACGAACCATCGGTTCTGATGTGGAACAGCTTCCGCAGGGCTTCAAGACCCTGGACCAGATTGCCGATGTCCGCAGCCGGCCAGCCCGAGGCGTCTTCGTCGGCAATGACAACACGGTGCACGAGATCGATGGCCGCACGACCCCCGTCGCAGCCAGGCGCGCAACCACAGGACCGCAGCATCAACTGCACGCTGGCAGCCTGCCTGCGCACCTTCTCGATAAGGTCAGGATCGTGGACAACGTCCCCACTGGCAAAGATGCCCTCGTTGATTAGCAGGGCCATCATCGAGCGGGGCTGATCGGTGGGCATCCCCATGATCGCCCTGTAGCGGCCCATGGTGGTGGCATAGACCTGACCGGCTGAATACTGGTCGGCGGTGATCAGGCCGCGGAAGGCCAGCCGTCCCAGTGCAGATCCCAACCGCTCATCACGGGCCTGCCTGGCTGTGACCCCATATTGCCGACGCCGGGCTTCTACCACCGTGGCCAGGACGTCAGCCTGGGTTTCGCCGGTGGTGGGCCTGACCAGTTTTCCGCAGGGGTGGCGTTTGCCGGATTTGCGTTTGCGTCCCTTGGCCATGGGCTTAGTCCTCGACCTTGGGAGAGCCGCCATAGAGCTTCTCTCCGATCTGGCGGATGAACTCTTTCTCGACCCAGTTCAGCCGATGGTCTGAGGCGCAGACGGCCAGAACACCCATCTCGCGCCAACCTTCGCGTTTGACCTGTTCGGGGTCGCGGCGCTCGCCGCCATAGCCACGCGGACACCAGTTCATCGCACACCTCCGCCGGTCTCGATGGCCCAGACCAGGATGGCGATGGCATCGGCTTCGTTGTCGTCGGCCGGCGAGAACCCGCGCGCCTGGACCGCAGCGATTACGGCGGCCTTGTCGGCATTGCCGCGACCCGTGGCGAAGGCCTTGATGGTGCCGACGGGCACGCCCTGATAGGCGACGCCGTGTTCCTCGCACCAAGCGGTCAGCTGGCCCAGCAGGCCGCCATAGACGTGCGCGGCGTCGGTGCCGACATGGCGGCGGACCTCCTCGAAATAGACCGCGCCGATGGGGCCAGCATCGACCTGCAACTGCTCAAGCCAACGCCTGAAGCGCAGATAGCGCATGCCGCCGCCGTCGAACCGGGAGGACTTGAGCGACAGGCACCCGCTGGTGATCATGCCCATCGACCGCAGGGCCCAGCCGGTCGTGGTGCCGAGGTCGAGGGCGAGGATGACCCCGCAAGCGGGTATGACGGATATGACGGTTTGCTGGTTATCACCGTTAGAGGCGCGCGCGTGTGCGCGTGTAACGCCTATAAGGGGACTACCCGTCATATCCGTCATGGACGGTGAGCCACTGGGCATTTTCAGAACTCCATCGGTTCGGTTGAGGTCGGTGCCTGGCGCAATGCTAAGCCTCGGAAACCGCGGGCGGTCATGGTGTTGGCTCGCGCAAACCCCCGTGCTGTCAGGGTTTCTGAGAAGCGCTTGTTGGAGCCGGCGTACTCACCATTGCCGTCGGCCCACGCCTTCCAGTCCGCGTAGAGACGCTTGGACGTGTCGTGCAGGTTGCCCGCCTGATCACAGCGCTCATCGAGCCACCGGCCGACCGCATCCTCGGCGTCGAAATACTCCTCGGTCGCAGCCAGCACCGATGCCGGCGGCTGCAGCCCGATGCGCTGCCACTCCAGACAGCCCTCGAGCGCCCAGCGCAGTATGCCATCGCGCTCGGCCAACAACCGGTCCGGCAGGCGCTTGTCGCGCTTGGCGGCGGGGATGGTGACTGTGAACGGGATCATGTGCAGACGACGGCGCATGGCCTCGTCGACGTTGCGGATCGACGGCTTGTGGTTGCCGACCACCAGCAGCTTGAACTGGGGGATGAACTCGAAGAAGTCCTGGCGCATGAACCGAGCGGTGATCTTGTCGCCGCCGGTCAGGGCCTTGAGCTTGCTCTCGGCCCAGCGGCTGCCCTGTTCGGTCTCGATGGCGGTCACGACGCGCGCGCCGCGCAGGCTGGCCATATCGGTCGGGTGGCGATCTCCATGGCTGGCCATGAACATGTCCATCGCCGCGACCGTGGCGTAGTCGCCCATCATCGCGGTCAGGGTGTTGGCGAAGACCGATTTGCCGTTGGCGCCGGTGCCATAGAGGAAGAACAGCGCGTGTTCGCTGGTCACGCCGGTCAGGCAGTAGCCGGCCATGCGCTGCAGATAGAGCTGGAGCTCGGTATCGCCGCCGGTGACGGTGGCCAGGAACTCACGCCAAACCGGACAGTCGCCCTGCGGCGAAGCGCTGGTGATCTTGGTCATGTAGGAGGGCCGATCGTGCGCCCCACCAATAGCTGTGTGCAGATCCACCACGCCTGCGGGCGTGTTCAGCGCCCAGGGGTCGCGATCCCAGACCTCGGTCGTCTCCGCATGACGCCGATCGGCCCGCGCGATGCGCTCGACCGCCGCAATCGTCGAGGCCGACGACAGCTTGGCCTTCAGCTTGGCGCTGGATGCCTTGCGCGCGGCAGACCTGCAAACCTTGCGAGCCAGATCGTAGGCTTTGAGGGTGTCTTCACGGACCCAGACCGTGCCGGTCCAAGTCAGCCACTGGCCCCAGGCGGCGACGTATCGCCAGTCCTGCGCGTGCTGGCCGGTAAAGACCTCAGCGAGGGCATCCTCAGTCAGCTGGACCGGGGCCGCATCGTCGCCGCTGTCACCGCCGCCGCCTGTCGGACCGCCATTGCCGGTCTCATCGAGGTAGTCCTCGCCGTAGCGGGCGCTGTCGAGCTTCCAGATCTTTTCGGCTTCCGACCTGAGCCGGGTCTGCTCCCACGGCGGGTCGATGCGGGCGTTGTTGTAGTCGACGATCTCCTGCCAGGCCTGGGTGGTGGTGACGTGGCCCTCGCGGCAGCGCCTGATCCAGTAGCCAATGATCCGCGACAGGGCATCAAATCGGGTTGTGCCGTCGACACCGCCTTCGCGCACCGCGCGGCCGAACAGCTCGGTCACGGTTCCAGTGCCGGTGCCAGCGTCATTGTAGTCAAGCTCTGAACTCGCCTCGCCCTCGAGCAGGGGCATGGCCAGAACCGCTTCGACCAGATCGCTGAGGTCATGGTCGCGGTCGTGCTGGCTGAGGATTTCCACCAGCCGTGCCGTGCCGGACTTGCCGTGAACCGATCCCGCCACGCGGATGGGCTGATGCGGTGAGCGAAACGACGGGTCGCCCCCGACCTTGCTGGCGATCATGTGACGGGCGCGGCAGACCGTGGCGATGTCGTCGCCCTCGGCTGGCTCGCTCAGCCGCCAATAGAGGTGCAGCTTGCGCTGGCCTTCAGGGGTGACTCCGCCCGACGCGACCACCAGGCTGGGATCACCCAGATGACGGGCCAGGTGTTCGTGCTTGGCGGCAATATCGCCATCGTCGAGATCGACCAGCACGACCTGGGTCTGCACGATGTGTTCGGCCCGGGCTTCGCCAGATGCCGCCACAGTGCCGGGCACCACGAACAGCGCCATGCCGTTGTCGGCTGCCCATCCAGCCTGGATGACCAACTTGTCCGCCAGCGCCGCGTCACACTCCATGAAGGGTGTGTGCGGCATCTGATCGCCGCCGCCTTTTTCCGCGAGCGCGCGAACCGGGACGAGGTGGTCGCAGTAGCCGAACACCATCTGGGTGAAGGTCGCGATCATCTTCGGATTGGGTATTGCGCGATCGGTCGCGCCCTGGCTGTCAGCCGCCGTCATGCCCAGCACCTCTGCCTCCAGGCGCACCAGGCGCATTCGAAGTGTTCGGGATCGGAGGAGACGCGGGGCAGCCATTCGCCGGCGTCGCAGGCCTGCAGAATGCGGACGGCCTTGTCGCTGGCCGCCTGTGCCAGAGCGCCGTTGAACGGAACCAGCTCGTGCCAGAGCTCGCAGGTGTCCTTGTTCACGGCCGTGAAGACAGCCGGATGCTCGGTCAGGCCCAGATAGGCCTGGTAGAGCGCGATCTGGGCCGCATAGACCGGCTTCGAGACGGTAACGCCGCGCTTGACGATATCGCGCCAGTTCTTGGCGTTGGCGGATTTGCATTCCCACAGGGCCGGGACCGCCAGCCCATCGGGCGCAGCGACGATGACGCCGTCGATGTGTCCGCGGACACGCCCCCCAGCCACCGAGAAACCAAACTGGTCGCCGGACGCGTTGCGGGTGCGCAGTTCAAATCCCGCCTTGGTGATCCAGTCGACGGCCAGGTCCTCAAAGCAGTGGCCCGCCGCAAAGATGCGCAGGGTCTTGCCGGTGAACTCGCCGCCCGGGTCGCGAGGAACCTGCAGGAACTCATATTGAAGTAGCCGCGAGCAGCCTTCGCCAAGGCGGCTCCCGCCCAGATACTGGCGTGGTTCGCGGGTGCCGTTCTCCGCGGTGAGCACGGCATCGATGCGCGCGTTGACCTCGTCAGCGAAGCCGGCGGGCTTTTCGCGGTGATTGAAGTCCAGAGGTCCGGTCATCAGAACGGCACCTCCGGGGCGCTGTCCCGCATCGACTGCAGGAAGGCTCCGACGGCAGCCTGAGACATGTTCCTGGCCTGGGGGCCGGTGACGTCACACAGCCGGCGTTCCCAGCCGATCTCCGCCATGATCTCGGCCATGGCCTTCAGCCCGGCGCTCAGGGCGGCGGTTTCGCGCTCGTCTGGATCAACCATGGTGAACCGCCTTCAGCATCGGCGCGGTCGTCTTGGCGGCGACCGGGCAAAGGGAATGTGCTGTACCCATCACGCGGCCCTCCGGATGCTTGCCCCGAAGACGGCCGCGTTGATTGCGCCGCGGTTCCAGTGGAAATTAAGACGGCAGTTGGCGTCGTACTTGGAGAAGCCAAAATCGAGCGCGGAGACGCCGATGCCGGCTTCGGCCAGCTTGGCCATCTGCTTGCTGCTGGCGGGCTCATTGATCCAGCCGCGGCTCTTGGCAGCGGCCTGGCTGCTCTCGGTCGACCGCAGGAAATCGTCTGCGGCGGCCAGGGCCTGAACCCGGGTGCCGATCGCCAGGACCCGCGTCGCCTTGAGCCTGGGCCGCCCCAGCGCATGCCAGAGCGTGCCGTCGCTGAATACGCCTGCCCAGGCATCAAACCCGCTGGCCATGAGCGATGTGCCGTCGCCGTGCAGATCGCACCACTTGAACGGCGACTGGTTCAGCAGGTCGATTTCCATCAGGTCGAAGTCGGTCAGCACCCTTTTGGCGCTGGAGCGGCGTTCGAAACCGAAGCCGCAGATCGGGCATTCACTGGCTCCCAGGGGCACCTCCGCCTCACAGGACGGGCAGCACTTGTAGGGAGCCTGACCCGGCTCCGGATCGTCGTTGTCGAGGCTGATTTCCTGCTCGAGGCTGCCATGGCGCAGCGCCGCCCCGGCGAAGTCGAGTACGATGCAATCGGTTTTGATGATGCCCGGGTAGCGTTCCGGATCGACCTTGCGCAGGCCGCGCCCGATAGCCTGGATGAAGGTGCTCTTGTGGAGCATGGGCCGCAGGATGCCGATGCAGCCAACCGGCTGGCTGTCGAAGCCCTCGGTCAGGACCATGCAGTTGACCAGCAACTGGATCTCGCCGCGGTCGAACCGGGCGATGACGTCGGCCCGGTGGTCGGCGGGCATATCGCCGCTGACCACGGCAGCGGTGACGTCGGCGGCCATGAAGGATGCGGCGACCGCCTCAGCGTGGGCGATGGTCGAACAGAAGAAGATCGTGCGCCGATCGCCGGCCCGCTCCTTCCAGTGGGCGACCACGGCCTCGTTCAGGACAGACCGGTTCAGCACCTTGTCAGCCTGGCGCATGTCGAAGTCGCCGGCGGTGGCGTCGAGACCAGCCAGTTCATCGTCGATGCCCAGACCGATGGTGAAGGTCCGCGGCGGAACCAGCATGCCGCGGGCGATCAGGGTCCCGATCTTCAGCTGGTAGCCGACGTTGGTGAACACCTTGCGCAGGGAGCGACCGTCACCACGGCTGGGGGTGGCCGACAGTCCCAGCAGTTTGACCGCCGGATTGATCGCGCGGATGTCGGCGATGATGTTCTGGTAGCTGTCGGCAGCCGCCCGGTGGCACTCGTCGATGATGACGTGAGAGACTTGGTCAAGGGCCTGGCGACGGTTCGCCCGGGCAAGGGTCTGGATGCTGCCAAAGACGATGCGGCCAGACCAGTCATCCCGGGAGGCTTTGACCACGGAGGTCGACAACCCAGTGATGGCGCCGATCGAGGCGAGGTTCTGCTCGATCAGCTCGTCGGTATGCTGGAGGACCAGCGTGCGGGTGTTCCGCTGCGCCTGCGCCTCCTCGCCGATATAGAACCCGGCCACGGCCGTTTTGCCCGCGCCGGTGGGCAGCATCAGGATGGTGTTGCCATGAGCAGCCGTCCTGGACCGGGCGGCGTTCACCGCCTCCTGCTGATAATCTCTGGGGATCATGGAACCGCTCCCTTACTGGGCCCAAAACGGCGCGCTGCCGTTCAGGGGAGACTGGGAAGAAGCGGCAGCCTGGGGCGCGGCCGGCGGCGTGAATGCGGCACCCGGCGCTGCGCCCATGAGCCGTGCATAGTCGGGATGCTGGGGGCCGATGGCCGCCAGAATGACGTTGCGGCCTTCGTCCTGGGGATTGTTGCGGTCCCGGTCGACGCCCAGCTTCACGGCCAAGGTCAGGCCGCTGAGTTCACCCAGGCTGTGGATGGTGCGGGCCGCGCGGGCACGGTCGGAAGTGTCATCGGCCCGGACACCGCGGGCGGATTCCAGGATGCCCCGGATCAGGGCCCGGCCGCGGTTGGCATAGGTGTCCTCACCGCCGTCGCTGCCATTGCGACCGCGGAAGCCGATGCGGGTGTAGATACGGCGGCGGGCATGGGGCCCGTCCTCGATCACCGCCTCGGTATTGAGATAGAGGGCCTCGCTGGTCTTGCTCTGCGTAAGCCATCCTTCGGGGCCTGCCCCGCCGGGACGGATCGTCAGATAGACCTTGGCCAGCGTGTTGGCCGGGATGAGCGCGAAGGCAGAGTCCTGCGTGTCGGCTGTGTTGAAGTCGATATTGGTCATGGGTTTAGGCTCCGGCATTCGGCGTGGTGGGGACTGCCTCGGGCAGTTCGAAATTCAGGCGGGCGACCGAGCTGTCGGTGAGTGGGCCGCGGATCTTCTCCATCAGGCGGCCCAGATGGGCCGGCTCGACGGGGGCCAGGCGGCCGGACCGGTCCTTGGCGGGGAAGCCAAACTCATTGAGGGTCGTGCAGACGAACGCCCGATACGGGGCACCTTCCACGGGCCGGATGTCGGCCAGCGTCAGGATTTCATCGACGATCCCGGGCAGCTCGAGGCCGGTCTTGGCGCCCTCGATCTGCAGCGAGAAGAACGGCCGGTTGAAGTCATCCAGCCGCTTGTCGAGCAGACCGACGAGCCAGACATTCTTGTCCGGCGTGTGCTGCAGGTGGGTCAGCCAGCCGATCATTTCCTGACCGAGCAGGCCGTAAGCGCCGCGCATGTCGGTCTTGCCGCTGCGGTCGGACATCGCCTGCGGCTGGCCCTTTGACCACTGCAGGCAGAGGCGTGACGCCACGGTGATCGAGTCCACAAAGATGGTCTCGTACTTGTCGAGCAGGGTCGGCGGGCCGAAGGTGTTGCAGACCCGGGCATAGTCCGAGCGGCTGTAGCTCTGGTCGTCGCGCATCGCCGGATTGGCGCCGCCGATCCAGCAGGCCAGATCCCGGGCCCGCTCCCAGTCGCGGATGCGGATCTCGTCGCCCGGCCAGCCCTGGACGGCCAGTTCACCAGCCTCCAGGTTCAGGAACAGCGTGGTCTGCGGGTTGAGGGTCCAGAGCTGCGAGGTCTTGCCGATACCGGAGATGCCGGTCAGCACGCCCTTGATGCCGCGGCGCTCCTTCATGCGCTGATCGGCGGTGATGATCTGCAAGGGCTGGGCGTTGAAGGGCGCGGTCATTTGCGCTCTCCCAGTTCACGCGCGGCCGCCGTCACAGCGTTGTCGACGCCGCGGGCGCCCTGCTTGCGGGCGAGGCTGACAATCTCGGACAGAGAGGATCGGACCCGGCTCAGCGCCGAGATTTCCCGGCTCAGGGCAAGTTCGGCGAACGCGATCTCGTCGACCGTGGCCTTCTCGGTGGGGATGACGCTGGCAGGTTCATCGCCGATCTCGGGGACGGAGATGTTGTCGGGGACTTCGGTCAGCCACAGGGACTTGCGAAGCTGTTTCAGGGGAGAATTGAACATAGGTAGGACTCCGATTTGTCGGGTCCCGATGTCGTCATGGGTTGCTACTGCCGGGCTCCGACGCCGCTCGGAGCCTTTGCGGTCCAGGTATTTCCCTTGCGGGTTTTGCATTCCCTGGAGAGCCCGGCATGAAGCCGGGGTCAGGCGCTGCTCATGAGAGCCTGCGCTTCGGGGATGTCGGAAGTGCTGCCGCGGGTCTGCTGGGCCTCGAAGGCCTCGACCTCCTCGACGCGGTAGATCACCCGACCACCAATTTTGATGTAGCGGGGCCCCTGACCAATCCAGCGCCAGCGCTCAAGCGTGCGTGGGCTGATGCTCCAGCGGCGGGCCAGGTCGATCTGGTTCAGGTGTTTGACGGACATGGCGTCCTCCAGCAGGCGGTGACGAAAACCTGCGAAGAAGATGCGGCCTGTGAGGGGAGGAGCCGGGAAGGCGCGAGGTAGGTGTCAGGGTAGGAATCAACGCCGATCGCGGCCGGAAACTAAAAAGCCGCCCCGAGGGCGGCTTGAAGTTCCAGCGCATCTGGACTGATCAGGCGAACAGCCAACATCGGCCTTGCTCGACCTTGATGAACTCGCGCCAGTCGGTTCGACCCGAGAATGCCTTCGCGATCGTGTTCACGCTGCCGCTGTAGCCGGCCGCCTCAAGCACCTCAGTGGTTGAGCATTCCGCATTACCTGAGGCCCATGCCTCGTAGAGATGCCGTATGATGGCGCGCTGTTTTGATCCCGGAAATGCGTAGCGGTGCCCGCGGACCGTGAGGGACGCACCATCTGCCGCCATGACAATCAGCGCATCGGTCAACACGGCGCCGGATATTACGCGGGCGGCCAGGATATCGGGATCTACGACCAGGCTATCCTGATGGTGCCCAACATCTTGAATGCTGATGATGGCATGACCGTTGAGGACTTGAGCAGGCAGTCGATCAGTTGGCGAGAAGCTGAGAACCACCCTCAAGCCGGGCGCGGGGCGCAGTCGGACAGTCTCCAGAAAGCTGGCCCAGACCTTGGGATCGTCCAGCCGCCGTGCGACCCAAAGCGGAACGCGTTTTGTGCGTCCAGGAAGGCGGACCTCGCCAACCTCCCAGAGGCTGTCAGCCAACAGCGTCGTCGGCGTTGCATGGGATGGCAGGTCGAACTGTTGCAGGACGTGCTTCAAGAGATTCGGGAAATTGACCCGAAACACTCCGAGGCGATCGGCCGGCACGGGCACCCAGCCTGAAGCTGCACTGAAGTAACCGTAGCCCCCCTGATCGGCCGACCATGCGATCGTGACCGGTGTATCGTCATGGTCGGCCAACGAGGTCGTCGTGGTCTCAAACCCGTCGGGTTCGATATGGCGCAGGGACTGGAGAAAGACACCAGCGCGACCGTGGCCGGCCAGGGCGTCTGCAGTAACCCGCCCCCTTGGAGTCTCGATGACCCTGCGCAACAGGTCTGCTGCAGCAGGGTCAAGGCGATGATCAGTCCTGGATGTCACGGACAATGCCCCAGCGCCGCAGGTATTTCTCACCGATCATCCGCTCGCGTTCAGTCCGGTCTTTCAGATCGCACCCGTGCGGCATGGTGATGGTAAGCGGCAGAACCTTGCTGCGGCCAGACCCGGCCTCAGGGTGGAAGCGGATGGTGAGCTTGACCTGGGTGATGTCCCAGCCGCCGCTCAACGGGTCATAAGGACCGAACCGATCCAGAGACATTTCCCAGATCGTCTGGGATGCTTGGCGCATGCATTCCAGGGTCACACGCTCGGCTACCGTGTCGAGCGGCTTCAGGCGCAGAAGATTGACGCGCACCGACTCGATGCCGTCATCAGGGTCCGTCGGGAACGCGAACTGCTGGCGCAGCATGCTGAGATCAAACTTGCGAAATGGCAGCCGCTCCTTCTGGAAGTCCGTGTCGAGGAGATCACGGACAAACAGCCGAACCATGTCTTCGCGGTTGTGGCGATCGTTCGCGACGACCTCGATGACGCCGGTTGCCGGTTCATAGGTGATTGCGGCTTCGAACACCGGCCTGCGGGGACGACGGTCCAGCGCGCCATCGACAAACTCCAGAAAGTCGTCGGGGCGGCCTTCACGGTAGATGGTCGCCTGAACCAGCGGACTGTCCGGGCCCTCGAAAGTCGGGCGGTTGCGGTCGAACAGGTCAACATGGACGTTGTTGGACTGGAACTGTTCACGGATCGCCTGCTTGAAGGCATCGATAGATGCAGGGTCGCGCTTCAGGGTGAGCCCCGCCTGGCCGATGAAGCCATCCCACATCCGACCGCGGCGCTTCTCATCGGTGAAGCGGACTTCTTCGGCATGACGGAAGCCGGTCGGGTCGTTCAGGTACATCCAGAGAGCCCGGTCACAGGCACTCTGCAGGGTGTCCAGCAGGGTTTGGTTCTGGGCGATGTTGTAGATCGCGGCCTCGCCGGCGTCGTCGGCCATCCCAGTTACGCGCTCTGCCACGGTCTCCAGACGATCACGCTCGTCGGGCGCCATTTCATCGACGGCCTTGAGCAGAGGCCGGACAATATCTCCCGGATCATTCCAGTTCATGGGCGGCGCCAGCGGGAAACCCGCCTGGCTGAAATAGGCCTGCAGCGAGGCCTTCGGTGTGCTGCGGATAAACTTTGTCACCGTGGCCATGGCCACCTCCTATCTTCGTAATGACGTGAAAAAGAGTTCGTTACTGCGAACCAGAGCGTAAATAGGGATTGCCTGTATCGCCTGTCAAGCACTAAAGGTATCGCGACAACGAACTTTGTGTTGAAGAGGAGGACAGTCGTGCCAACACCCTTAGGAGATAGGGTCCGCGAGCTCAGACTGAAGCAGGGGCTGACGCTGGAAGCACTCGCTGACCGGGTCGGATCGAGCAAGAGCTACATGTGGGAGATCGAGAACAAGGACGTCGCGCGGCCGTCAGCCGAGAAGCTGCATCAGATCGCCTTGGCGCTTGAAACCACGGCGGAGTACCTGCTCGCGACCGAGGCTGTCACCGAAGCCGACGCCACCGACAACGCGTTCTTCCGGAAGTATCAGCAGATGGACGAGAAGAGCAAAAACCGCCTGCGCGACATGCTGAAGATCCTGGACGAGAAATAGATGAGCTCGCCCCCTGGGAAATCGCCCCAGAGGGCGGCAAACGACCTGACGACCCTGCTGAAGGCGGTTCTCGGGGAAGATCGTTTTCCAGTAGATGTCGAGGCGCTTGCCCGGGAGATGTCGGGCAAGCAGCCTGATCCCATCACAGACATCGTAGGCGTGGACATCCCCGGGTTCGACGGAATGCTCCGTGCGAACCGCAAGAGCCCAGGCTGGCAGATCCTCTTCAATGACCAGTCGGGTTACCCTGGCCGTGACCGCTTCACTCTCGCGCACGAGTTTGGGCACTACATGCTGCACCGTCGCCCGCTCACGGACCTCGACTATGCCGGCGGTGCTCTTGCGGCCAGCGTTGACTTCCAATGCCTGCCTCTCAGGTCTGGTAGCTGGAAGGAGGCCGAAAGGGTGCGCGAGGGCGAGGCAGACACCTTTGCGTCCTACCTGCTGATGCCGATCGACGACTACCGGGACCAGACGACCGGCCAGACCATGTCGCGCTCGCTGCTCGCCCACCTGACCGATAGATACGGTGTCTCGTTGCAGGCCGCGCTGCTCAAGTGGATCGAATTCACGGCCACGCGCTCGGCAATGGTGGTCGCTCGAGATGGGTTTGCGCTCTGGGGCCGCGCCAGTTCGTCGGCAGCCAGAAGCGGCGTCTTCGTCCGGTCGGGAATGCTGATCCCTGATGGCTCCATTGCTGGCGGTGCTGCGCCAACGAGCAAAGATCGCGCGGTGGACCTGCCCGCCGGCATCTGGACGTTCAGCCGTGGCTCGGAGCCGGTCAGGGAGCTGACGATGTTTTCAGAGAATCTCGGAATTTCAATCTCTCTGCTGCAGTTTAATGATGCGCCGGGCGGCGCAGATATCGAAGAAGATGAGCCGTGGGACACTTTTGACCAGTTCGCATCCCGGGACCGGTCATAAACACTTGGCGGCTGCCCAAATGAGTTCTTTCGCGCGCCTATGAATGATTTCGAACTATTTCTAAGAACTACGCTAGTGCTTTGATTTATATTGAGAACTTCCTGTTTGCGGATATCGTTCGCTCTTCACCTTTTGTAGCGAACAGTCTCAATGCCCGCACCCCGATCCAGCTCAAACTCAATATCCCCCGACCAGATGTCGGCAGACGAACGCCTGTGTGAACTCGGACGAATTCTTGCCGCCGGGATCGGACGTATTCGGCGCGGACAGTCCAGCAGTTTTTCTGACAACGAAGGAGATAGTTCACTCGCATTCCTGCCCACCAAGAGCGGTGGTGTCCACCGGGCAGAGGCCCGAGTTGGAGGACAGTAATGCAAACAGAACGCGTAAGATCGGCAGTGCGACCCGAAGGTCAGCTGCTGGGGCGGCTCGCCGCGATGAAAACTATGTCGGTGGTTGAACTGAAGGCGGAGTGGCAGAGCCTGATCGGCACGCCTGCGCCGAATAACAGCCGGCAGTTTCTGGAACATCGGCTCGCCTACAGGATTCAGGAACTGGCCCTCGGCGGGCTGGGTGGCCCGGCCGCCAAGCTGCTAGACGCCCTGGCCGACGAGGTCGAGGGCAAGAAGGTCCGGCGCACGGTGATCAGCGATCCCCGCAACCCGGTCATCGGCACCCGGCTGGTGCGCGAATGGGATGGGGCCGAGCACGTGATCACCGTGCTCAAGGACGGGTTCGACTGGCAGGGACGCCGATACAAGTCCCTGTCGTCCATCGCCCGGGACATCACCGGCACCCGCTGGAACGGCTACCGCTTCTTTGGCCTGCGCGACATCAAGAGGGGCGAGCGATCATGACCGTCAACACCCCGATGCGCCGCCTGCGCTGCGCGGTCTACACCCGCAAGAGCTCCGAGGAGGGGCTCGACATGGAGTTCAACAGCCTCGACGCCCAGCGCGAGGCCTGCGAGGCCTATATCACCAGCCAGAAGGCCGAGGGTTGGGTCCCGGTCCGCGACCGCTACGATGACGGCGGCTTCTCGGGCGGGACCCTGGAACGCCCCGGTCTGAAGAACCTGCTGGCCGACATCGAAGCCGGGCTGGTCGACGTGATCGTGGTCTACAAGATCGACCGCCTGTCGCGCTCGCTGATGGACTTCTCGCGGCTGGTCGAAGTGTTCGACAAGCATGGGGTGACGTTCGTCTCCATCACCCAGTCGTTCAACACCACCACCTCAATGGGCCGGCTGACACTGAACATCCTGCTGTCCTTCGCCCAGTTCGAGCGTGAGGTCACCGGCGAACGCATCCGCGACAAGATCGCGGCGTCGCGGCGCAAGGGCATGTGGATGGGCGGGTTCGTGCCGATGGGCTACGACGTCGTGGGCCGCAAGCTGATCATCAACGAAGCCGAGGCCCGCGCCATCCGCGGAATGTTCGAGCGGTTCGTCGAGCTGGGATCGGCCACCCTCCTGACGCGGGAACTGGTCGCCGCAGGGGCGCTGAACAAGCGCGGCAAGCCCATCGACAAGGGCTTCCTGTACAAGGCGCTGAACAACCGGGTCTATCTCGGCGAGGCCGTCCACAAGGGCACCAGCTATCCCGGCGAGCATCAGGCCATCATCGACCAGGTGCTCTGGGACAAGGTCAGGTCGGTGCTGGCGCAAAGCCCGCGCACCCGGGCAGGAAACACCAGGGCCAAGACGCCTGCGCTGCTGAAGGGTCTGATATTCACCGAGAAGGGCATCGCCATGACGCCGACCGTGTCGAAGAAGGGCAGCCGCCTTTATCGCTACTACACCTCGATGGACGCGATCCGGAACCGGGCGGGTGAGAACACCGAAACCTTCGTTCGGCTGCCGGCGGGGATGGTGGAGACCGCCGTCGTCCAGCAGATCCGGACCCTGCTACTGACGCCTGAGGTCACGGTGCGAGCGATCGAGGCAGCGCAGTGTGAATGCCCCGAGATCGAACAGCCCGATGTGGTGGCCGCCCTGACCGGCTTTGACGCCTTGTGGGAGTCTTTGTTCCCGGCTGAGCAGGCCCGCATCGCAAGGCTGCTGGTCGAGCGCGTCACGGTCGGCAGCAACGGCATGGCCGTCGATCTGCGCACCGAGGGGCTTGGGTCCGTGGTCAGGGAGATGGTGACGCCGCGCCAGGAGATGGCGGTATGAGCGTCGCGCCCACCACAATCCGGGTCATCATCCCGCTGGCCATCCGCAAGCGTAACGGCCGACCCAAGATCATGCCGCCGTCAAATCCGATGGAGGCCAACGAGGCCGCCGTGGAGGCCCATGTGCTGCGCGCCGTCGCCAAGGCATGGAGTTGGCGGCGCAAGCTGGATGCCGGAAAGGCGAGCACCAATCTCGACCTGGCCCATGCCGAAGATGTCTCCGACCGCTATATCGGCCGGATGATCAAGCTGGCCTATCTGGCCCCGGCGGTTCTCGAGAAACTGCTGCTGCAGCGGTGCCCATTGGCGGTGTCGCTCAAGGACCTGACGGCCATCGCCGACCTGCCGTGGGCAGAGCAGGTTGCCGCCGCCTTCGGCCCTTCAGAAGCCTAACCACCGCCCTATAAGCTGGCGTTTGCCGTCCACGCGGACAGGTCAGGTGCGCCCAGAATTGCGCCCAAACACGCCCACCTCGGATTCTCTAACTGCACATTCAATGGATGTGCTCCGACGAACTGCCGAGCCAGCTTATCGGCCAAATGCCTGTAAAACATAGCTATTTTAAATCCGAACGACCGGCGGTGAGGTTCGGGTGATCAGAGACAAATTGCGTTCAGAGACCGCTTTGGACGCGTCCCTGGGTCTCCGGGGTTCGGACGGCATCTGGAAAATGGCGCGATTACTGGGGGCTTTGCGCCCCTGCGGTCGCCCGATTGCGGGTTCGCGACAGGGGAGTGGCGGAGCGGGTGGGATTCGAACCCACGATAGGCTTTTGGCCTATACACACTTTCCAGGCGTGCGCCTTCGACCACTCGGCCACCGCTCCGTTGTGGAGCGCGGGCCCTAGCAGGGCCGTGGTGCGGTTGACAAGCGCAGGTGGCTGGGCTCTTGCCCGTCGC